GGTATTATTATTATCAACATTGTTATTAGCTGGGTGTGCGTCTGATCCAATAAAACTTTTATCACCAGAATACAAAGTTGTCAAGATACCAGACACACTTTATGACTGTCCTACCATAAAAAAATTCCCAGATGCAGATAAGCTCACCAATCAACAGGTTGGCAGTCTTTTGATAAAGGTTCAAAAGAACAATATGGTATGCAAGAATTCACTTGACAGCATCAAAAAATATATGGACGAAGCAGACACAACTATATCAACCAAAAAATAATCATTGACTTCCTTTTCAATGCGTATATACTAGGTATTGCATTATTGAAATTGGAGATATTGATACATGAGTAATCTTTGGTTAGATCAGAAGTATGCTTCCCTCATTGGAACACAGCTTGAAAAGTTTAAGATCGTAAAGACCAAGCCCTTTGGTGCAAGGTTTCGCTGTCCTGTATGTGGTGATTCGCAGACAAATAAGCTAAAGACTCGTGGTTATTTCTATGAGCATACTGATCGTATCAATATGAAGTGTCATAATTGTGGCTATAGCACTTCTCTTCAAAAATTTATTCAGACAATCAATCCAGTTCTATACTCAGAGTATAGGATGGAACTCCTAAAGAATGATGAACAAGCTAAGTCTGAGCCAGAGAAATTCGTGACTGATGTTACAAAGTTTTCATCACGTAGAGTTGACCACTTTGATCCGTTTAAATCATTGAAGAAGGTATCTCAGTTACCTTATGATCACGCAGCAAAAAAATATATTTTAGATCGAAAAATCCCCTCAAATACGCATTATAGGCTTTACTATTCACCTACATACTATCATTGGGTGAATGAAATTGTCCCAGATAAGTTCAATGAGAAGGCTCTTAAATATGATGAGCCCCGTATCATATTTCCTTTTATTGATGAAAGGGGATATGTATTTGGATTTACTGGTAGAGCAATTCGTCCCTCAACAGGGTTACGTTATTCCACAATCATTCTAGACGACACGAAGCAGAAGGTATTTGGTCAAGAGACAATAGACAAAAGAAAAATTGTTTACATTGTTGAAGGTCCAATTGACAGTCTGTTTCTTGATAATTGTTTAGCAATGGCTGGATCAGACGTTAACTTTAATTTGCTTGCAGACTCTAACAAGATTGTGGTAGTATATGACAACGAACCTAGAAATAAGGAAATTGTTGGTAAAATTGATAAAGCAATCTCTCAAGGATTCAAAGTCTGCATCTGGCCTGACCATATCAAAGAAAAAGACATAAATGATATGGTAAAAGCTGGTCATTCAGGAGCATCTGTACAATCAATTATAGATCACAATACATACAGTGGACTTTCTGCTAAGATGAGGATGCAGTCATGGAGCAAGTTATGAAGTATACAGCAACAATAGAAACAGCAAGTGAAAATGGAGAATTGTACATGATTCTTCCTGATGATCTAATCAAAGAACTTGATTGGAAAGAGGGAGATGTGCTACAATGGACTATTGATGGCGACACCGTAATTTTATCCCGTAAAGAGGCAGAGAAGAATGATTAATACAGTTCTAGTAACAAAAAGAAACGGCAAAAAAGAACATCTAGACTTGGCGAAATTTCACAAGGTAGTTGCTTGGGCATGTGAAGGACTTAATGGTGTCTCAGAATCTGAGATTGAATTGAAGTCACAAATTCAATTTTATAATGGAATCAAGACAACAGATATTCAAGAAACACTTATCAAGGCTGCTGCTGATCTTATTAGCGAGGATTCCCCTGCTTATCAGTATGTTGCTGGTCGTCTTATCAATTATCATCTAAGGAAGCAAGTCTATGGAGACTATAATATTCCTCATCTTTCTAAGCACATTTCTAATGTTATTGAGTTTGGATACTACGACAAAGATATTAAAGAATGGTATTCTGTTGACGATCTTAATACTCTTGATTCATATCTTGATCACAAGCGAGACTGCCAAATTGTTTATGTGGGTATGGAACAATTTAGGGGTAAGTATTTAATCAAGAATCGTGCGACAAATCATATATATGAGACGCCACAGTTTTGCTATATGCTGATTGCGATGGTGTTGTTTCGTAATTACCCAAAAGAAACTCGTCTTAAGTGGGTAAAGGATTTATATGATGCGACTTCTACTTTTGAACTTTCATTGCCAACTCCTATTATGGCTGGTCTCCGCTCGCCTCAAAAGCAGTTCTCATCTTGCGTCCTTATCGAAACTGGTGACTCATTGGATTCAATTAATGCCACTGCTTCTGCCGTGGTTAAGTATGTTTCTCAGAAAGCTGGTATTGGTATTAATGCTGGTCGTATTCGTGCTATCGGGTCTCCTATTCGTGCAGGGGATACTACACATACTGGAGTTATTCCCTTCTTCAAACACTTCCAGTCTGCGGTTAAAAGTTGCTCGCAGGGAGGTGTCCGTGGCGGTGCAGCAACTCTTTATTATCCTGCGTGGCACCTTGAATTTGAGGACTTAATTGTTTTAAAGAATAATAAAGGTACGGAAGATAATCGTATCAGAGGTTTGGACTATGGGGTTCAGTTTAACAAAGTTATGTACGAAAGGCTTCTTACGGGAGGTGTTATTACTCTTTTTAGCCCTCATGATGTTCCTGACCTTTATGACTCTTTTTTTGTTGATACCGATAAGTTTAGATCACTATATGAAGAAGCAGAACAGAATCCAACAATTAGAAAAAAATCAATCCCAGCAATAGAATTGTTCTCTTCTTTCATGCAAGAGCGCAAGGATACTGGTCGTATTTACTTGATGAATGTCGATCATGCAAATGATCATGGTGCTTTTATTAAAGAATTAGCACCCATTCATCAGTCTAATCTTTGTTGTGAAATTGACTTGCCAACCAAGCCTCTTAATGATATAAATGATCCTGATGGAGAAATTTCACTCTGCACCCTTTCGGCGATAAATTGGGGGAAAATTCGTGAAACTTCTGATTTCGAGCGTCCTTGTACTCTTGCTGTTCGTGCCCTTGATGAGTTGCTTGACTATCAAGATTATCCAGTGGTTGCAGCAAAAAACTCCACAATGGCAAGACGCCCTTTGGGTGTTGGTATTATTAATCTGGCTTATTGGCTTGCTAGGAATGATTTATCTTACCAAAATATCAATAACGATGGATTGGGAAAACTACATGAGTATGCGGAAGCTTGGTCTTATTATTTGATTAAAGCGTCAGTTGATTTAGCGGAGGAAAAAGGTGCGTGTCCTAAAAGTAATGAAACAAAATACAGCCAAGGTGCGTTCCCCATACACACCTACAAGAGAGAACTGGACGAAATCGTATCGCCGCAATATAGGATGGAATGGGCTGCGTTGGGCGATAAGGTTAAGCTTCACGGCATCAGAAACTCAACGCTCATGGCTCTCATGCCATCAGAAACATCAGCACAGATTAGCAACGCAACGAATGGTATTGAGCCACCAAGATCGCTTGTCTCTGTTAAACAGTCTAAAGATGGCGTCCTTAAACAAGTTGTACCAGAAGTTCGTAAACTTAAGAAGAAATACGACCTACTTTGGGATCAACAGTCCCCCGAAGGATATCTTAAGATTTGCGGGGTATTGCAAAAGTTCATTGATCAAGGAATATCCGTTAACACCTCGTACAATCCAAAGTTCTACGAAGATGAAAAGATACCAATGAGCGATATGATTGGGCATCTGTTGATGTTCTATAAGTATGGTGGAAAACAATTATATTATTTTAATACTAATGACGGAGCAGGAGAGTATGAAGAAACACCTTTGGCTGCTGGTGTTGTTGAAGATGAGGAGTGTGAATCATGCAAGATATAAATTACTGTGACTGTTCAACTATTTGCGTTTGTTGGGTATCATATAGTGACGGTTCTGGTGGGTGGTTTTGTCCTTATATTCCCAACTTTACTGATACTGTCTGTAAAAAAACTATGGAAATTGGTAAAGATATGCAACCAACAATTATTGAAAAGGATGAAAGTTGCAAGATATGACAAGCGATTCTACTACCGAAAGTACTGAATGGATTGTAAGATGGGAAAATGGTAAATCTAAAAGATATGTTCCCTACGATTCTTTGGGTATGACACGATTTGTTTTAAATGGTTTTAAAGAAGGTAAAGTTTATGTTAACGACGAAGAAGTTGTTGAACATGTAATGTATGATGGTGAATCTTATTATAGACCAAGGATTGTTGGTGATGAGTGAACACTTTACATCATGGATGTTTATCTATTGGGATTGCCCTAGATATATCTGCATCAACAATTGGTCTGAGGCTCAAGCTAGAAACTACTTACAAAGGAAAATACTATGAAGATTAAGAAAACTAAGTTGACTTTTGAAGAAATCTATAGTAAGTTACATATGCGTGATTATGTTATCGTGCATTCGAAGGAGGAGATGAAGCCATATCTCCTTAATGCCAACGATAATATTCTTTATACGATGCCAGAAGGATACCTTGAATATGACAAGCGATTCTACTACCGAAAGTACTGAATCATTAACCAATTCAAATGGTGAAGAATATGTGATGAACGAGCATGTAAATCACTATTATGCTATTATGATCGCTCGAAGAAATAAATGTTTTGGTCCAGTTTATCGTATTCATGATAGGTGGGGTAGATACTGGCAAACCACTTCTCCAGAAGGGTATGCTTATAATTTTAGAACCTTGGTTAAAGGATGACAAGAAATGAACGAGCGTATAACAGAACTTTCTATGGAAGCAGAAACTTATGCACGAAGTATATGTAATCCAGCTGGTAACTATCGAAACAAAGAAACTGATGAAGTAAAACCATTCTGGCGAGTTTCAAGAGAAAAGTTTGCTGAGTTGATCGTTAAGGAAGTTTTGGCAGTTCAAGAACAACTGATTGCTGAAGGTCACAATGCTTGGCATGTGAATAAACCCACAC